GCCTCTATGCAGAGGGTGGCTGCGTCATCATTCCCTGTCCTTGCGTAGGTGCAGGGCTTTCACTGGGTTGTGAAACTTGTTGTGGTTCTGGTATAGATTCTTGCATAATCATACCAAAGGATGAACCAAAAACTTTTGACATAAAATTTCTAAATGGTGGAATATTTAATTGTGTAATTAATTGCTTTTCCTCTTCATTTAAATTTTGTAAATTATTTGAAACTTCTCTTGCTGTAATATTTATTTCCATAGGTTTATTTTCAGCGGGTGCTTGTTGTACATCTGCTCCCATCATACCTTGTCTCATTTCTTCTTCCATATTAATTATATCCAGGTGCTCCCCCACCTTTTCCTGCAAATGCTCCTCCTATTGGCATTGCTGATTTAGGTTTTATTTTTGCTCTTTGTGCTATAGTTTTTTGTCTTTCCGTAGCAGCTTTTTGACTTGCCGCTGTAAACTGTTTACTTGTTGTTCCAAACACTCCAACAGAGATAGGTCCTACAATCATAGGCTGTCCATTAGGTGCTATTATTATATTACCTTGTTTATCTGTTTTTTGTGTACTAGCTAAGTTACCTTTTAAAGATTCTCCAGTTTGTATCTCATCAAAATTTCTTTTACCTTCTTCAGTGACCGTTAACTGCATTACATCTTCTCCTTTGTCATTTTTTACTCGACTAACAGTTATTCCTTTATTAACATTTGCTTTTCCAAAGTCTTCTAATTTTTTATCCGCAGGATTTTTAAAGAAAAAAGTATCAAGTATTTTACCAAATGTACCAAAGTTTTTTATAAAAGTAGAATTGTCTATCAATATATTTGATGTTGCTTGATAACCATCTTTATATAAACCACCTTCTTTTTGCAAATCTTTTATTGCATTTGAAACTTGTCCAATAACTTGTGCAGTATCACCTATGTTTCTAGGTCTATTAGTAAACTTTGCTTTTTCACCAGTGTCTCTTTTTATAGGAACACATACTTTTTTTTCAGTATCATATCTAAATCCATCAGGGCAAGGGTCAATAGCAGGAGTTGAATCAATTTCTGGTGCAGAGGTTGCTTCCATAATAGCAGGTGCTGTACCTCCTCTATCTTCTATTTTGCCTTTACCAATATCAGGAAACTGTGCTTGGTCAAACTGAGGTAGCATTCCCTTTTCAATCTCTTTTAGTTGTCTTTGGCCTTCTTGTGAATACTGTATTACAGAATCAGGACCAACATATTTTTGTCCAGTTATTGACATAATGCCATCAGTTGTTGTGTCTAATACAGGTTGTGTGGTTTGAACTGTTGTAGAAGGCACAGATGTTCTAAAAGGAAACATAATTCCTTCTGATTCCTGCTGTAACTTTTTTTGTAAATCACTAAGTGTAGACATTTATTTATTGTTCAGTTGGTCCTTGAGGTTGAGTATTTGGTGCAGTAAAGCCGCCCTCCCCTGGAGTTTGTGGAGTTCCGATTCCAATGTTGCCACCTCCAGACCCTTGTGTGTCAGTGACAGCTGCTCCTGCAGGTACTCCTCCAGTAGCTCCCATGCCGCCTTGTTGTTGGTTATCGCCTTGAGCTTGTTGATTTGCATTCATTTCTCCTATCATCTTTGCAAAGATTGCAGCTTTCTCAGGGTCATTAACTAACTGGTCAGGGTCAATATCCATTGACTTTGCAATCTCTCTAATAATACTGTGCCATTTTACAAAAGGTGCTAAGAATTGATTTGATGCAACTTGCATAAATGTCATCAATCTTTGTGACCTAACTTCTTTTTGCATTAGAGAACTTGTACCTTGTGCCTTAACATCTAAGTCACCTTGTATGTCAGGAACATCTTTATTAAATTGCATGTTCCATTGAAATAATGTTTCTCCTAATGGTCTTAATAAATAATCATCTACATTCTTTACAACTGTTTTAATATTTAATGCAGCAGCACCCATAAGCATTGACATACCTGATGCTGTTCTAGTTGTTGACATAACTCCAGTTGTGCCATGTGAATATGAAGGTATGCCTGTAGATTCATCTGCTAGTTGTCTAAACTTATCAAATATCTGCATATTCTCAGGTGCAGTATTTGGAAATCTTAAACCGTGTAATGCTTGTCCTGTTTGTCCACTTTGTCTTCTAAATATTTTACCGGGAAATATTGTCATGTCTTGACCGGGAACTAACATAGTTTCATCTACATCAAAAACTAAATTACCTGCTAGTGCTAAATTATCAATAGCCATTCTTGCATGACCATTCATAATAGTTTGTGAATCATCCATGTTTTCTGGAATACCTACACCAAAAAACTGATATGGATTTATTTCATAAGGGCACACCATAAAAGGATTTCTTGCAGGTGTAAATGGATTTAAAACTAATCTTAATATTTGTCCGTTAGATATCCAAGCATTAATTTGTACTTCATCTAACTCATCTGAAATATCATCAGGCATTTCTATACCTGCTTCTTCTACTAGATACTTATCCATAGTACCCCAGTATTCTAATACTTCAAATCTATTTCTATTATACTCTTCTTGATTTTCTCTATCAAACAATGCAGTTTCATAACTTCTTGTTTCATAGTTAGGGCCACCTGCTAACACATCTTGTATAGCAGACTTTCTAAAGAAAGGTCTATTCATTAAATCTCTTAATTGACCTCTGTTGTAGATATGTCTTTGAATTACATAATCTGCATCTTCAATATTTATTGCATCTGGGTCAGGATATAAATCCCAACAACTAACTGCTTCTATTCTTGGAACTAATTTTTTACTAGGAGTATATTCTCTTTCACCTGCATCATTTAATGACCACTTGTGAAGAGACTGCTCGTAATTAAATGGACCTTTTAAAACACCTGTTCCAAGTAAACACATTTCAAATAAAACATGTCGTAATACAGATATAGCATGAGTTTCTTCTAACTGGTCGTGTATAAGAGTTTGCATATTTTTTGCAGCCTCTTCAGCAGGTTCTATCTGTGGCATAGTTTTTAAATCAGGTGCAGCACCCTTTTCAAAACCTGCATTAGAATATTTTTCTGCTAAACCATTTAGAATACTATCAGCGGTAGCACCTGGTTCCATTTCTCTACCGTCTCCTTCAAAACCATATATATCCTCCATACGAGGATTTTTCATATTGTCAGGTTTTATATGTGCATATTTTTCTACTCCTGAAGGGTCAGATGTAGGTAATACACTTATGGGAAACTTGCCTTGAGAAAATAAAACTTCTATTAATTGTCCGTATGCAGCAAGAACTTTAGTCTTTGTTACTTTAACAAAAACTTTAGACTTCTCAGAATCACGAAAAGCCATATCAGCACCATAGATTCCTCTATAGTTTCTGTATGCTCTTAACCATCTTTTCTCGTCATAAAGACGTGCTTGTTCTGATTCCTTTAGTCTAGATTCAATAAGATAACCTAAATTACTATAGGATTCATCTTTCTCTTCCGATAAGGAATTAACCTCATCAGATTCAGATGTCAAGCCACTGGTGTTAGAATGTGGCATTTATGTTCTCTTAGTAATCTCTTTCGTCTGCTAGTGAAAAGACTTTTCCATCAACCATATTCTTTTTTTCTTTTGGATAGTCTTTGTTTATACCACCTTCATATAAATCTGCAGGTAGTGGAGCAGCAGGTTTTACAACTAATGTTGAAGGTCCTTTAGAATCACCTTGTTTTGCAGCTTCGTCACCATACATATTTCTTGGTAGTTCACCTTGAGTATATTTACGCATTATTGCCATGTTTGTCTCCTATGTGTTTTTGTAGATAGGGAAGTAACCAAGGGTTATCCACTATCACAGTTGTTAGTCCATTTGCAAGAGCATTGCAAATTCTTTCTTCTTCTTTCTCATCTAAGTCTAAACTCCACTGATATATTATTGCATGTAATAATTCATGAATAAAAGTGTTGCCATGAGAAACAGAATCTTCTGCGGAGGATAAAGCTATCACTCCTTCACTTGTTAAAAACTGTCCATGCAATTCATTTACTTTTGCCATGACAGAATCTAAAACTTTTATATCGTAGTTTCTATATCCTACTTTAATATTTTTTTTCATTAATAACCAAACACTTTGTCTGCTACCACATCTTTAGTTTGACCTACACCAAAGTCATGAAATTTTTGAGATACTGGGTGTACAGGTCTACTCATACAACCATATCTAAGTGCATCATAAGCATGGTCTTCAGCATGTGTATCTACATCTTCAGGATTATTTTTATCTGTAGGTAACATGGGTAGTGTTCTTACTAAATTAATACAGTTGTCAAAAACAAACAATGTAGGAAATCCTGTATCTTCATTTAGTTTTAATCTTTTATGTATTTCTAATTTACCTGCTATTCTACTTCTAGGACTTCTATCAGACGGTCTCCATCTACATCCTTCTTGTATCATGGTCTCTGCTATACTAGGGCCTATGTCTCCACGTCTAGCCCAAGTAGAACTATCTAGAACTCCGTATCTAATATACTCACCGTCTTCTAGTTCCATAACTTTTTGAGCAAATAAATCTGCAGTTAATTTTTTTGTATATAGTTCTCTATAAATAAAAATGTTATTATCAAAATCTATAGCAAACCATAAACAACAAGCAGGTGAACTATATCCCCAGTCTGCAGCTCTAAACTTCATCCAACTTCTAGGAATGTCAAAAGGTTTTACAACATGAACTTCTTTATTAAATTCAGGAAATGAAGAATCTTCAAATGCTTCCCAGTTACCATCTAAGAATTGTTTTCTTTGTACTTCTGGTAAAGATGCTAACATTGCGTAATAATCATCTGTTTGCATCAAGTAAGGATTATCTTGTAGTTTAGCAGGGATAAATCTTCTTGATATTTTTTTTATACCAGTTGGTGTCTTAATGTCAATATCAAATTTAGTATTAGGTTTAGAGGGGTCAACAAACATTTCTTTTACCCACTGTGAACCAACATTACCAGGATTTCCTGTTGCTCTCATGTACACAGGTATATCAGGGTCTACACTTCTAAGTGATGAACGTAGAAAATTATATATGTCTTGTGTTGGATATTGTGGTAATTCATCAATACCAATCCATGTATAAGACTGTCCTTGATATCTTAATGCGTCTGTTAGATTCTCTGCGTAACCAAATTCTATTCTAGCACCTGAAGGAAACTTCCATTCTTTTTCTTGTTCTCTCCATTTAGCACCAGGATATGCTTTGGGATAAAGTTGTTGAGAATGATTTATTAAGTCTCTCAACTCAGGCATTGTACGTCTAATTAATAATGCTCTGTGTTTTTGTTTATCACAATAACGAAGTGGGTCAACCAACATAGCATATGATTTACCACCACCCCTTGCTCCACCATAAAAAACTTCTCTTTCTGATGATGCTAAAAATTCTGTTTGAGGTCCTTCGTTTGGTTCAAAGATAACTTCTTTTTCTTTAATAGCATTTCTAATACTTGGTGTAGTTTCTTCTATCTTATCTTCTTCAATAAGATTCTTTTCACCCGTAAATACTTTATCTATTTCTTTTAAACTATTTTTAGTGGCCCAATAATTCTTTTGTGCTTTTACTAATTCTTTTTTCTTATCTGCTAATTTTTCTTGTGCAGATTTTTTAGCTTTCTTTTCTTTAACAGTTAGAGTTTTATTTAAATCACCAACTCTTCTTCTTCCCGTATTTTTAGGTTTAGGTTCGTCTACCACCCTTTATTTATTTTCCTTTTTAATACTTCTCTTAATCCCATTCCTGTAATAGTTCTACCTGAATGATGTGATAACCACTCTGCAGTTTCTCTGTAACTACAATTACTTTCTATAAACTTTTTTGCTTTATTAAGTAATTCCATTTCTTCAGGAACTTCTACTAATAGTTTATCATTTTCTTCTGATGCCTCGTAACCAAAAGGAATAATTCTAGATACTCTTCTTCTAGTTATTCTTAGGGGGGAGGATGAAGATTCCATGTGCGACTTTTGCATTGACATCTATCTTTTCCTTTTTAACTAATCCTATTCTATCTAAAACTTGTTTTGCAGCCTCTAATCTTACATTAGCACCAGGAGTTGTACTCTCTTCTAATCCCATAGTGTTAATCATTTGCATACTAGCCTTCGGGGCAAACGCTGCTAATACTTGTTCTGCTCTATCTATTATCTCTTCCTTTAATGCTTTTAATGGAATAGTATAATGAGAATATCCTGCAATCTCTCCTGCAATCTTTGGGTCACCATTTGCTTCACCAAACAAAGCATCTAAAAAATCTTTTTGTTTATCTGTTAAATCTACAGATTTATTTTCACTAGGAACTAACATTTCTTACCTTTTGCAGATGTCTTTCTGTTTTT